AACGTCTGGGGGGAACCGGGACGTTAGAACCGGAGTGAAGCGCGATACGCCTCTCTATCCTCACACATAGCACACAATGTGTGCGGTGTCAATACGGGACTCGTTTTTGCGCAATAGTTCAAACGTGGCTTGAACTACTGTGCATTTTGTATGCGCCTACTGGATCTTCGACGCTTCCGCTCTGGTCGCCTCAATGTCATCCCACAATTCCTGCAAGGCATTGAGCTGACCTGCGGCGTGCGCGAGGTAGCCGGACTCCTTGGCCGTGGCCATGGTGGAGACAAGGGCCGAGGCATCGGCGATGCGGTCTTGCAGCTTGAGTATGACGGCGAGGAATGCCGGCGGCGCTTGCTCGCGTGAGAAGCCGAGGGCGCCTTCGCGGTCAAAGTCTTCTCCGACTGTGTAGCGGTCGATGGGGATGGTTTTGGTTTTGGTGAACATAAAGTTAGATCCAGAAGGGATACATGAGCTTGTTGGCCTCTATGACGTGCGGGCCGCACTCGCGGCAGATGGGGCCGAGTTGTTCGTCCACGCCATGGATGTCTTCTATACGAAGCTGCTTGCTACACACACCACAACGCGGCGGCTCTTTGCTGCGGCCTCGCCATGGGCGGACGCGCGGGGGTGGGGGAACTATGCCGGTGGGGGCCATTAGTAACTCCCGCCTCCGCGCGGGCGCAAGATGTCGCCCTCGACGTTGTTGCAGCCGGAAAGCACAAGCATGCGGACGAGGTCAGGGAAATCCTTGCTGCTTCCCTTGTTTCCGTCAGCGCCAGTCCATTCCTTCATGCACCAGATTAGGTTCTGGCAGTTCTCGCTGATGTAGAGCTTGGGCTGGTTCAGTGCGTCGAGCGGCTTCTGTGTGTTGTAATGCAGCCAGTCGTTGATAAGCCCGACGCCTTCATCAATCGTGTCGCCGGGGGCGGCTGAGAAGTCCATGCCGAGGTCGCTCATTTCTTCGATGAGGGTGGTAGGGCGCTCCTTGGCCAAGGTCTGCGCATTGCCGTAACGCGAATCCATCCATCTCTCAAAAATGCGCTCGCCGTTCTCGACGTTGCGGATTTCTTCGATGTATCGCTCTAGCCCGAAACCAAAGTCTTTCTGCGCGGGGCCTTGGCGTCCGTCCGCCTTCTTGCCATCCGGCTCGGCCCACATGCCGGGATAGCCAACGCCTTCGACATACTCGTTCGGGCATGGCCACTCCCGATAGATGAAGCAACGGTTGGCACTATCGAACAGCGCCCAGATCATGGCCCAGTTGCGCGCGGAGCAGGGGTCTATGAATTGGTAGCGGGTGCCCTCTTTGGGAATCCATTCATGCTTGATGACGTGAACTTTGTCGTTAAACAGGGGGAAGCGGTTGTTGATCGAGCGGGTCGGGACGCCATACGCACGGCAGAGGATCTTCTCGCGCGTCTCGTTGCGCAGCTCCTGTTGCATGCGCTCCCAGCCGGCCCACGGATTGTTCTTGGTCTGAAAGTAAATGATCGGCCGTCCCTTGCGTCCTGTCTGGACGATGGGCACTTTCTCGTAGCCGACGATGACCTTCTCGCCCTTGTTGTCTTCAAACTTGGGCAACAACTCCGCATCGCATTCCTCCACGTTGCGGGCGCCGGTGAGGTAGTCTTTTACCGTGGGCGAGTAGCCTTCGATGGGGGTGAACGTGACGATGAGCACGCCGTTGCGGTCGAGCAGACGGAAGCGCAAGGTCTCCAAGAAATCCAGCGGCACCAACTCGTCGCACCATGCTATATCAATCTCGCCGCCTTCGATGGTGCTGATGTCCTGTGCGTAGTTGCGGAAGATGCACTGGCTGCCATTCGGTGCGACGAACTTGTTTTCGGTAAAGCCTCCCTTGACCGAGTAGGTGATGTTAGTGACCGTGCCCTTGCGCGCCTGCCGCCAGTCGGCCGGCAGATATTTGAAGACGCGGGGTTGCATCATCTCAATGCTGTTGGGGGCGGTGGTCTGGAAGCACCACGCGACAGACTGCTTCTTGTGGTAAAGGCGGTGGATCACCTCGCGCGCGGCCCACTCCGTTTTGCCGGATCTGTTTCCGCCCATGACGAGCAGTTCGCGGTGTTCTTCCAATAGTTCGCTCGCCTTGGCCCAGATCGGTGGGCGGTAGCCGTAGCGGTAAGGATCTACTTTTTCTTTGAGGATTAGTTCTTCGCGCTTGAGCAGCAGATCCCAGCCCTTCTCTGGCCCGATAGCCAAGAGCACGTCCTTGGGCGGGAGCTTCATCACCGGATGAGCTGTCGGCGTGAAGCGGGAGCGGGGAGTGGATTTCTTTTCGCTCATCGTAAAGAAGTGGTGGCAGCACCCCCCAGTGCCGCCACCGCGCATTGGGTTTCCGGACGATTGGCGCAACCCTGACCGGAGAACAAGTAACCCCGGCCCTTTGTTGTTGATCGTCTTTTCATCCTTTGCGCAAAGTCATTAGCGTTTCAGTAATTCGCTGACGGGACGCAGCTTGTCGTGCGGCACGAAATAGCACGGAGGCGGTGACGCGCACTTCCACTCGTCGCGTTTGGCGGCCTCGGCATTGATCCACCCATGGACAACGTAGTCGGGCGATTTGCCGCTTACCGAAATCACGACGCCCGAGTCATCGGGGCGGACCTTGAGGTTCGGGCGCTGCGACCAACGCACCTCATAGTTCGTCCCGGCAATGTCGGGCGTGTGAAACGTGTTCACACCAAAACCCCAATAAAGCCCAAGCAGCTTCGCCACAGCGCATTCGGCGTGCGCGGCCTCAATGTGGAAGCCCCACAATTCTCCCGGCGTCTTCTCGGGGAAGCGCGGGGCACGTTTGCGGAACGATGCCTCGGCATTGCGGCGAGATCCTATGTATGTTGAGACAAGGACTTCGTTCTGGTTGAGGGAGACGTTCATGTGTGCGGGTGTGGCCGGTTGTGTGCTTCAGCTAAACGAAAAAACTTCTTGAGCCATTCGCTTGGCGGCGATCTCGCAGTATTCCTCGCTCATCTCAATGCCGATGCTGCGGATGCCAAGATCCTTGCAAACGCGCATTGTGGTTCCGCTGCCCATAAACGGGTCGCAAACAACCATATCTTTAGTTGCAACCTTGTTGACCAACCACATCCACGCCTTCTCTGGCTTGGGGCAAGGGTGTCCGTTTTTTTCTGGCGCCTCAGTCATTTGTCTGCTGCACGGATATGGCTTCTTGCCCTGCAAGTGATGCCATCCGTAGTAAAGAATTGGCTGCGCGTCCGACATTCCAAACCTCTGCATTCCGCTTGATACCGGAGAAAAATAGACACCAAAAGAGTCTGCTGGCGGATAATGATGAATGTTTTTACACCCCGTCGTTACTGCCATTGTTTTCCACTTCGCCACTTCAAACAAAACCTTAATAACAACGTCCCGTATGTATTCTGGGGTGTCTTCAAACCCCGAAGAATAGGCGGCCTTACCACGCAGCTTGCTTGTTCCGCCACGCCCTCCTTCGATTCCGTATGGAGGATCTGTGACAACGCAGTCAACTTCGCCAATGGACGGCAAAACTTCCAAGCTGTTGCCGCAATATATTGTTGTTAAGTCGTCTTGGTAGTAGGGCTTCATAAGTGTTTTTCCTCAATATCCAAAGTCGGATTCGGCGCGCTGACGATCTGGTCGATGCGGACGGTGAGCCATTCGCCGTTGTCTTCGCGGATGAGGGTGACGTAATCGTTCTCGCCGCCGCCGTTCTTGCAATAGAGGAGCGTGCGGCAGGGGGCGTCCTTGCCTTTGACGTAGACACGCTCGCGGTCGGGGAAGAAGGTGATCATAAAGTATGGGCAGCAGGCTTCGCTTTTGTTGCGCTTACGAAGCTGGCGGTTATGTGACTAGCGGGGCGAATGCCTCGGCCTTGCGCTTGGCGGCTTCGGCGACGAGCTTCTGCCGCTTGCTCTTGAGCAAGGTGATGGTCTTGTCGATTTCCTCGATCTCGGGTGTCATAATGCGATACTTCTCCATAGTGTCAGGGTTGCACGGTGACGTGCCACAAGCCGATCTGCGCTACGGCATAGCCGAACCAGATAAGGCCATTCCAAAAGTTGTGATGGATAAACGCTTGGTCGATGGCCACGGCGAAATACATGAAGCCGACGATGGCGATGAGGACGGCGCTGGTCACTTGGCCTTGAAACCTCCGCGCTTGGCCTTCATGTCGGAGTAGACCTTCGGGCTGACGGTTGACTTGCTTCT